ACCATCTCCATGATCACCAACGAGGCGTTGATGGTCTTGGAAAACAGTTTGACCTTTACTGGTCGTGTAGACCGTAACTATGATGACCAATTCGCGGTTGTCGGTGCAAAGATTGGTAACACAGTCAATGTCCGCCGCCCAGGTCGTTTTATCGGTACAACCGGCCCAGCGCTGAATGTTGAGGACTTTAACGAGACTTCATCACCAGTAACCCTCTCAACACAATTCCATGTGGACACACAATTTACGACTCAGGACCTGTCCCTGTCGTTAGATATGTTCTCGGACCGTGTTTTGAAACCAGCTATTGCTGCAATCGCCAACAAAATTGACTTTGACGGCACAACAATGGCAGTAGACAACACAGCTAATACTGTTGGTACAGCTGGTGTAGTTCCATCTGACATCGCAACATTCTTGACCGCCCAGGCTTATTTGGATGGTGAAGGCGCTCCCCGTGACGGTAAGCGCTCTTGCGTGGTTGATCCCTTTACTGGCGCCTCTATTGTTGGCTCTTTAAAAGGCCTGTTTAACCCACAAGGCACTATCTCTGGTCAGTACGAAAAGGGAATGATGGGTCGCGACACCATCGGTATGAACTGGTATATGGACCAAAACATCGTGTCCCATACTTATGGTTCTTATGCAACCGCTACTTTGTCAACCAACACAGCAACCTTTACTGGTTCATTGACAACTGGCTGGGCTCAGACCTCGACCATTACCATCTCTGCTGCAACCGCTAACGCTGGCTTAAAGCAAGGCGATACGATTCAGATTGCTGGCGTGTTCGCAGTCAACCCACAGAACCGTCAGCCATACGGCGGCAATGTATTGCGTAACTTTGTTGTAACTTCCGATGTGACCATCACATCTGGCGGTTCAGCATCTGTAACTGTTTCCCCAGCGATTATTACTGCTGGCCAGTTTCAAAATGTGGCCGTGTTATCTACCTCGTCAACTGCAGTTGTCACACCATTCAACAAGACTGGTATTGTCAGCCCACAGAACTTGGTATTCCACCGCAATGCGTTTACCCTGGCTACAGCCGACCTCCAATTGCCTGACGGCGTACATTTTGCAGGCCGTGCAAGCGATAAGGACAATGGCTTGTCGATTCGTGTGGTGCGTCAATACACCATTAACAACGACTCCATCCCAACCCGTTTAGATGTTCTATACGGCTGGGCTCCGCTTTACCCAGAACTCGCCTGCCGCGTAGCAGCTTAATAGGAAAGGAACCTAATCATGTCAAATCCAGGACCAGCAAGTACCCAAACCTCCAACTTCCTAATGAACGGAAGTGCAGCCGATGGTGTTTTACTCGGCATTGCAGGAGGTGAGGTTGGTTTTTACGGCGAGACTCCAGTAGTTCAAGCCGCTGCAATTACATCTTTGGCTGCAACCCCAACTACTGCTGAAACGGTAGCTGCTGTTAATGCCATCATTACAGCGTTAAAAAACATTGGCATTACTGCTTAAAATGTTTGTTTGATTGGAAAGGCCACCCCCATAAAGGGTGGCTTTTTCCATTTACGGAGACTGCATGAAACACATTATGATTGCAATGCCGGCCTATACTGGCACAGTCCATATGGGAACAATGCGTTCCTTATTTACCGATTTAATCTCTTTAATTAAAAGAGGCGATAAATTTACCCTAGTAGATGACATTGGCAATGCGTTAATTGCCGATTGTCGAGGCGTGATTGCCACTAATTTTTATCATTCCGACTGCGATGAGTTAATTTTTATAGATTCAGATGTGGCCTGGCAAGCTGGTGCTTTATTAAGGCTGGTAGACGCGCCCGTTGATTTGGTTGCCGGAATCTATCCATCAAGAGCAGAACCCATCAGATACAATGTCCGTTACCTAGATAAACCTGAGTTATGGGCCGATCCAGCTACCGGATTATTGGAGGTTCAATGCGCACCTACGGGGTTTATGAAGATTAGTCGTAATTGCATAACAAAAATGATTGAGGCCTATCCAAAGACAGGATTTCACCATGAATGCAAAACAGAGCAGTTTTATCCATTATTTGACTATATTTATAGCGAAGAATTGAAATATAAATTTGGCGAGGATTATTCTTTTTGTATTAGATGGCGAGATATTGGCGGCCAAGTATGGGTTGATCCAGAGATAGAAATGGGTCACATAGGACTAAAATGTTTTCAAGGACACTTTGGAAATTGGCTTAAAAGTAGGATAATTGAACAAACTTAACCATAAGGATTAATCATGGATTCCCTTAAAATTCTTTCCCCAACTTATCGGTTGGACCTAACAACTTCCGCGTCAGCTGCTCTGCAATTAATACCCGATACGCCAACCCTTGCATATCGCGTGGCCATCCTAAATACTGGTACGGGTACTGCAGCCATTACTTTTGGCACAACTAATTCCAATATGGCCACACCAGCGATTGGTGCATCTGGCAGCAGCGGCTCATTTATTTTGGCTCCAAGTATGTTTCTGCCAATAATTATTGATTGCCCAAGACCTAACTTCTTTATTAAAGCCATTTCGTCAGGCACAAACACGCTATATTTGACATTAGTGGCAAACGAATAAGGGATTTACCATGTCCAACGACACCGCAAAGACTATAACAACCAATATAGTGCCGGTCCAAGGGACTTTTGAGCCCTTGCCGCCCTATGAGTGCATCAACTTAATTGGACCTGCTGGAACGCCTTTTTTTGCTCCTACAAACCCCGACTTAGATGGGGTAAGCATTACCAACAGTACGATTAACAGCACGACCATCGGGGTAACAACTCCGGCTGCGGGCGCGTTTACTACCGCAAGTGCCACCAATCAACCTGTAGGTAATAACGATTTAACGACCAAACTGTATGTTGATTCTTTGGCTTTGGGTATTTCTTGGAAACAACCAGTAAATGCAGCCACAACGGCTAACATTACCTTATCGGGTGCGCAAACAATCGACACCGTTTCAGTAGTAGCTGGTGACCGAGTATTGGTTAAAAACCAAACCGCGCCCGCAGAAAACGGTATTTACATTGCGGCAGCTGGGGCATGGTCTCGCTCTCCCGATGCAAATCTATGGGATGAATTGGTCTCGGCCTTAGTTTTTGTGGAAAGCGGCTCACAAGCTGGCTCGGCATGGTATTGCCCTGTGCAGCCAGGCGGAACTCTTGGGGTTACCGCAATTACCTGGAATAACTTTTCAGTCGGCGGTGTTTATTTTGCTGGCACAGGTCTTAATTTGTCTGGTGGCGATACATTTAACATTACCAATACTGGCGTAACGGCTGCAACTTATGGCTCGGCCTCTGCGGTTCCAGCTATTGCGGTTAACCAGCAAGGCCAAATTACTAGCGCAACCAATACCAATATTGCGATTGCAGGTAGCCAAGTTACAAGCGGAACCATTGATTCTGCGCGTATTTCTGGCTCTTATACCGGCATTACCGCGGTTGGAACGCTATCCGGCTTAACGGTCAGCAGCACAATTACGGGATCAATTTCGGGTAACGCGGCCACCGCAACAACTGCGACTACGGCCACTACAGCTACTACGGCCACCAATCTTGCAGGCGGCGCAACTGGTTCGATTCCTTATCAAAGTAGCGCGGGAACAACAACATTTTTAGCAGCTGGCAGCAACGGCCAGGTGTTAACTTTGGCTGGCGGCGTACCAACATACGCGACACCAACCACGGGTACGGTTACCTCGGTAGGCGGTACTGGAACGGTATCTGGCATCAGTTTGTCTGGAACTGTTACAAGCAGCGGGAACTTAACTCTTGGCGGAACTTTAGACTTATCCGCGCCCCCAGCAATTGGTGGGACAACTGCAAACACAATTCGCGGCACAACCATTACCGCAACTACTGGCTTTGTAGGTACTAATTTTGATGCTGCGGGATCAGGCGGTGGAGCGTTAAGAACTAACGGCGGATCTAATTGTTTGCAATGGGGCGGTGGTGGCGGTGTCAATGTCACCGTAGATGGCCCAATTAATATGAATGGCGCTAATGCAGCTATTCAAATGAACCCAACTGGTACTGGAACTGTCTCTATTGCTCCAGCGGGCGCGTTGACTGTAAACCCAACAACCGCATCAACTATGAACAATGTGGCTATTGGCGGAACAACACCGCTGGCTGGCACATTTACCGATTTAAGGGTAAACAACACTATTTCATTGGCTGGGACTACTGGAACCGCTGGCTTTGTATTAACCTCTAATGGCGCATCTGCCCCAACCTGGCAGGCCAATGCAAATGGTTTAGCAATTACAGACGATACAACCACTAATGCAACCCGTTATTTAGCATTTACTAGCGCAACAACAGGTAACATTACAACGGCCAATGTTGCATCAACCAAGCTGCAATTTAATCCGTCTACTGGAACTTTAAGTTCAACTGTATTTAGTGGTTCTGGTGCAAGTTTAACTAGCATACCTAATAGCGCATTAACCAACTCAACCATCTCTGGCGTATCACTTGGTTCTAATTTAAATGCTCTAACTGCTGGAACTGGTTTAACTGCAACAGCAACATACAATGGTTCGTCTGCTATTACATTTAATGCAACTGGCACAACCATTAATTCACAAACTAGCGGATATACGCTAGTAGCTGCTGATGCTGGTAAAACAATTTCAATTACTACTGGTGGTGTAACTATTCCAAACGCAGTAATGAGTGCTGGAAATATTGTTACTATTTATAACAACTCAGGATCAAGCCAAACCATTACACAAGGCACAAGTTTAACTTTGCAATGGGCTGGTCAATCTAGCTCAAGCACAGGAAATAGAACTTTAGGGCTATATGGCATTGCTAACATTGTATTTATTAGCTCTAGCAATGCAGTAATTTCGGGTGCCGGATTGACCTAATATGACTATCCAGCAAATGCTTTTTGGGATTGAACCACAAGTCCCTATTACCGTTAATTATTTAGTTATTGCTGGCGGTGGCGGCGGTGAATTTTTTGGCTATGTTGGCGTACAACCTGGCGGTGCTGGTGGTGGTGGTAATGGTGGCTCAGGCGCTGGAGTAGGAGCAACCGCTGGCGGTACAAATACTGGCGGTGGTGGTGGCGGCGGTTATATTGATGGCGCTGGTAATGCATCAGGCGGTGCTGCTGGCGGCTCAGGAATAGTTATTATTTCTTATGCTGGGGCGCAACAATTTGGCGGCGGCACTATCACTTCTTCTGGCGGTAATACTATTCATACATTTACTTCTAGTGGATCTTTAGCGCCTACATACAATGTGCAATATTTAGTAGTTGGCGGTGGTGCGGCTGGCGGTGCAACCCTTGGTGGTGGCGGAGGCGCTGGAGGCTATAGAACTGCTACTGGTTATGCATTGCAAAAAGGAACCACATACACCATTACAGTTGGCGCTGGTGGT